TTATTTGCATTTTTTCCTCCTAGTCAGGACCGGCCCCCAAAAGGGAAAGGGCCGGTAAATCCATTATGACCGGCAGGGCCGACAAATGCATTTATTTGCCCGGTGTGTCTTTGTCTTTCGGTTTTGATTTCAGGCCATTTCCGGCCAAAACGCCCCCCAATGACCCGGTTAAAAAAATTGCCAGGGTTTTGAGCAGGTCAATAAACGCCGCATCATTGGGGGCTTGCTTCATGGGTTGGGTTACAAAAACCAATGCCCACACCGCCCCCACCACCAATACAAAAAACGTGGCGGCCAATGTTCCACCAATGATGAGAATTAATCGCGCGTGGATGTCCTCGGGCGTTAATCGCCGTTGGGGTTTGTGTTCCATGCGATCAATCCAATAATTGAAAAGTGCAGGTGCCGGTTGCTTCACATTCTCCGTTGGGTTGGCACTCGGGTGCCGTCCAGTTTTTGAACTCCTGGCAGGGGTATCTAATGGACCCGTCATAACCACACCCACTTAAAATTACGGCTAGTCCTCCGATGATTAGCCATTTGCCCAATTACCGCCCCAATGGGTCTTTTGGGTTGAGGTAACGATAGGCAACCGGCAACACGGCGGCCAATCCGGCGTTCATCACCAATTTCCAATCGGTAACGCCACCCATGTAACACGCAATGGCGGCGGCGGCGAATGACCGAAACCAGGAACCGGCTATTTGTTTTGCCACTTTTTGTTGGTGTTTATTCATTGTGGAACCTCCAATTTCAACGCTTTGATGTGTGCGGTCGCTTCACTAGGGGAACATGCCATTTCAAAATGCATATCATCGGCACGTTTAATAAATGTGTAACCACCTTTGATTTTATATTTGGCGCATAATTCATCTAAAACGTCCCGTTGGCTTGCGGTAAATGTGTTGCGTTTGCCCAATGGATGTTTGCTCGAATTTAAATCAATTGCGCTGGCCGAACTGTGATTGGAAAGGCCCGTTGTTTGGCCCCTTATCAAGCGGTAGTTGAATCCCCAATCATCTAATGAACCTTCATCAATGGGTTCCACTAGCTTGTGGAACTCGGCCGCAAACGCAATGAGTAATGGCGCACATCTTTGTGCCACACGCAATTTAATTTTGGTTCCCGGTACTAAATAAGAACCAACCTTGATGGCGGCCGGGTCTTTACTCGCTGGCCACCCGTTTTGACTAGTTTGCAATTTGCACCCAATTTAGTAAATTTTCATCCCAAATGTAATTGCCATTAGGTCTTTTAATGGGTGGTTGCCATGTTGAACCGTTTCTAATCCAACTATTAAATGGTTGTGGTTCTATAAATATATTTTCTGATTCATTAAAAGTATCTCCAATTGCGGCAAATTTACCACGAAAATTGCCATTAAAACTTGTTTGTTTCCATACTCCACCCAATAAATCATGGGCAAATTCTTCAACATGAGGTTCCAAATCATTGGAAAAAACTAAAACGCGCAATACCTCGTTATTTTCGTTTAATTCCGCCGCGTGTGCCATTAAATTGTTATGCTCCCGCTTCCTGTAAATTGGTAAATTCGATATCCACCGGTAACCGTAACGGTTGGACTACCAGTTGTGGAACTTGCGGCGGGGTTTGAATCTGCATAACGAATAATAACAATGCCACTTCCACCGGAACCCGGCATGACTTGATCACCGGCGGCACCACCGCCACCACCCCGATTTGCGGTCCCGCTTGTTATACCGGTGGAATAACCACCATTCCCACCACCGCCGGTGCCACCTGTACCGCCGGTGCTACCTGTGTTCGTGCTTCCTCCTCCACCGCCGGCATAAGTTACGGCGGAACCACTATATGAGTTTGACGTACCTGCTCCACCATTGCCGCCCACCGCACTTGCACCCGTGCCGCTTGCATTTCCACCATTGGCCGATGCTCCCCCGCCACCGCCACTTGAAACTGTTGAACCTCCACCGCCGTAATTAGCCGTACCACCGGTGTTTCCTTGTCCTGACGTTCCGGCACTTCCCGCTTGTGAACTGTTTCGTGCAGAACCACCACCACCTGAACCACCTGTTTGACCTGCTAGATTTCCCGAATAGGTTCCACCACCACCACCGCCGGTTGAGGTAATGGTATAAAAAACCGAATCATTGCCATTATTTGTAACGGAACTTCCCGCTAATGGGTCAATTTTTGCGGCACCACCTGCCCCAACTGTAACTGTAAGCGATGTGTTTTTAGGTACGGAAAAACTAGATGCGGTGCGAAAACCCCCTGCACCACCTCCACCACCAATGTAACCTCCACCGGCACCACCTCCGGCAACAACTAAATAATCAACATTAATGGTGGCGGGTGTGGTTGGTGCCAATACCCCTGCGACAATGTTGCCAATCATTAGCCGATTGCTCCGACTACACTCCATGCGTTTGTAGCTGTTTTAATGCAAACCGCCGATTTGTATTGGGCAACGGTTGGAGATGCGGAAACCGCACCGGCGCTTGTAACCGTTGTTGTTCCCGGTGTTACGGCATTTATTGTTAATAATCCGGTTCCCGTGTTTAAAATGGTAACGGCGGTGCCGTTGGCAATTCCAGGAACCGCCGCATCGGTAGGAATAGAAACTGTTTTGGTTCCAGCGTTAGACGTTAAAATTAATGTTTGGTATTGATCGGTGGATGCCAACGTATAGGTGGTGCCACTTTGTGTATTTAATGTAAATGTAACTAAACCATTAAAAGCGGCGGCCGTGAAAATATCGCCGGTTACGGCTGGAAACCCCGATGCCATCTCAAACTCCTTTTTTAATAACCTAGTTTAGACACACCAATTGTGCCATAACCCAACGTGTTGCCTATTAAAAATGAATCAATTATTGGTTCCTGGGTGCTAAATGTCGTTCTCCAACTATTTGGGGAAATGCTATGGGAGATGCCAAAAATTTGTAATGTTTTGGTCAAATTTGTGCTGTTGGGTTGGGCTTGGGTAACCGTGATGGGGTCAAAAAAATCCAAATCCAATGAAGCTTCAATGCCGGCGGTGTAATTTGGGGTATATAAATCTAATGTAATTGAATCACAACGCACCGTTGTTTCCGCACGGGATGCAACGTAGGCCCGGGCATAGTTTAAAGCTTCGGTGGTTGTCTGCATGAGAAGATTTTCCTGGTTATAGGAATGTAGAAAATAATCATAAATGGATTGTTGATTTTGGGCCGTTTGTTTCGCCAATCCAATGGCCGTTATGTTGGCCTCATTGAAAATCAAATCATCGTTTAAAACCCATTGGGCATTTGTGTATTTAATAGCCGTTCCGGTGTCATCAAACGCAACCGGCGTGCCTCCAACACTTTGTTGGGTAAATGTTCTATCCCTGAACACCGCATTGCCACGTGTGTCGGCGTAAATTGCGCCGTATTCACTTAATTGGCATACGATCAATGCATTAAGCGCACTTTGAATAGTTGATGGGGTCAATTGCAATGTGGTCAATCCCGTGCCAATTTCCCGCATGGAATTAGGCCAACCCACCGCATCCAAAATTTTATTTACTCGGGCACCCGATAATTCACCTGCGGTTTGACCCGTAACACCGGCAATTTGGCTTAGGTTCCACAAATTCATTGCATCCACGGCGGTTATGGTGGTGTAGGAAACTTCACCGGTTAAACGCGCTTGGGTGTATTGGTACCCCGTGGTGTAGCCGCTAAATAAATAACGCAATGTGCCACCGTAGGTAGCCATTACCTGAATTTTTCGCAATGGTTGCAATGGGTAGTACGGGCTGGATGTGTTTTGGGGATTCCACAAACCCTGTTCATCGCGCAACCGCACGGTTAGTGTTCCGGCTTGGAATTGGTCGGCCAATGGGTTTCGCCCACGCCGGATTTCCACCCCCTGTATTTGGTTGGAAATATCCACCGTAACGGATTGGGCATCGCCCAACACATCCACGCCAATAACGCCCGTACCAATAACGAAAGTATTGGCAAAACTCGCCCCGGATGAAAAATTTACTTCAACCCGTAACGTTGGCAGGGTCATGACCAAAAACCGGCGGGCACGGTGGTGTAACCATTGCGTGTAGCCATGGTTACATAATTATTGATGGTCCTAACGATAAAATCTTGGTCCCCAATTACACCGGCATTTACATTGACTACCACGGGTGGTGCGGCCGGGTTGCTTGTTGCTTGATTTCGTACCTGAGTTGCCGGGTCCTCAATCGCGCCAAACGATGATGTGGCCGGTGGCGGCGGTGTGATTGCTCCCATCGCCGGCGCTTGCAATCCCGATGATGGAACACCCAAATTTTCTAAAATACCCCGTGGTGCGGTTACGGTAACGCCGCCAACGGTAGCGGATGCGTATTTGGCTTTTTCCCGTGCATCGGTTAAATATTTTTCATAATCTGCCAATTGTCCGGCCAATGTTGTTTTGAGATTTTCCTGAACCTTTTTTTGATCGTCTATTTGTGCCAATGCGGATTTAGCCGATAAACCAATGATTTTGTTGTAATAAGCCTCATCATCGTCCACATTTTCATTGCGTAAAGCTTCTAAACCCTGCACCAATGCGCGTTGTTCGGCCGTTAAATTGCGTGTCAATGCGGCGGCAATTTGGTTCCGTTGGGGGTCAAATAATTCCGCCAATTTAGAACGTTTTTGCAATTGCTCAATTTTCTTCAATGTTGGTTCGACGGTACCGGCCCATTTTTTGGTAGGCGCAATATCCCATAAACGGCCCCACCCAATGCCACGCATCAAACGCATATTTTTGCCAGTTTCGGCGGCTTTATCGGCGGCGGTGGTGAACGCATCGCCAATTTTTTTAATGGCACTTAAAAAGAATCGGCCAATAAATGATTGTTTCATGTCGTTTTCAATTTCGGTAAAAAATGTTTTTAATAACACCGGCAAACCGCGCAAAATGTCGCCAATTTTCAAACCAACATTTTCAATGGCATCGCCCAAATCTTGAATGGAATTTGTTTTGGTAAATCCTTTAAGAAAATCCAATAATCCTTCACCGATGTTTTCCAATGCTTTGGAAAGACTTATTTTGAACACTTCCATTTTTCCGGCAAATGAATCCAAATTATTAATGGCCGCGCCGCCAAATTCCGCATTGAGTTGGCGCATGATCGCTTGCATGTCTTTAGCCTTTATCGCGGCTTGGTCCAAACCTGGTACCAATTTATTAATGGCGGTTAGGTTGCCCGCAAATCCTTTGGCAAGGGCATCGGCTACAACGGCAACATCATCACCGGTAATGGCCGAAATATCTAACGCCAATTTCAATGCATCTTGGGCATCGGTCAATTGTTTAGTTACGCGCACCAACGCATTAAATGACGGGATTAAAACATCATCGGCCACCGCCGCTTGGCGTTCCAACTCGTCAATGAAACGATTGACCGATGGAATGGCCGTTTTGTATCCCAAATTGTTTAGGGTGAAACTTAATTGTTTGTTTAATTTATCTTGTTGGCGTGCGGCATCGGCGGCCTTTTTTGCTAACGCAACAACGCCAGCACCAATGGCGGCAAATGTTAATTTTTGGGCAAGGGTGGTTTTGCCAAACGATTTGCGTAACCGGGCCAAACCTTTTTCGGCGGCGTTAATCCCTTTGGCGCTAAATGCCGTGATGATGGAATATTTGATGGCCGGTTGGCCTGACTTGACCGCCACGTTATCCCCTCAAATTCGGTAGTTTGGTGTAGGTAATTCTAGATGCATTTTCCAATGCGGTAATGATGCGGTCCCGTGTTTTCTTTTCTTTTCTCATGCCGGCGGCAATAACTATGCGCCCTTGCTTGAATCGCACCACGATGCGTGATTGTCGTTCAATTCGATTAATAAACCATTTGCCCGCTTCCGGGTTATCGCTTTGTGAATAAGCTTTGGACCGTGCGTTTTTCTTTTTGGCACCGGAATAATGAGGCCGTCCATCGGGATGACGAGAACCGGCTACCTCATACACCATGCCCGGTGCGCTGGTATTTAAAATGGAATACATCCCGACAAAACCGCGCCGGTTCATTTTTTGCCGGCCTAAACTAATGCGAATGCCCGATTTCATTTCCGCCGGATCAAATGCCAATCGGTACCACACGGTGTTGGGTTTTTCGCTAGCCCACCTGGACAATCCCGGGGGTGGGCTATTGGGCACCAATGTTTTGGCATCATTTTGAATTTCGCGCAATGCATCTTTTATTTGGTTGTTCATTTGGTCATATACGACACGGTGGACGTTTTTTAAAACGCT